TCCTTGAGCAGCTCAACGTAAACCTCAAAATCAAAGTCGCTGCGACTGCGCTCGATTAGCGCAAAATCCTCTGAATAGCTGCCCCTGAACTCCGGCACGGTGGCGCCGCCTGGTAGCTCAATATTGCGCATGAAATAGCTTTCGTAGCTAGCGGAGACCTTGCCGCCAGTGGTCACCGAATCAGCCCAGCCGTCATCGCCAAACAGCCTGAACTCTTGTTCGTTCATGTCAACTTTGAACGAAAACTTGGTCATCCCCTGCATTTCGATGTAGCTATCACCTGCTGCCAGCGTTGGCAGGGTGATCAACCCGGCTGCATCTCGCGTTGCGTAGTAGCGGTTGGGGAGAGTGAGGGGCACGGCCCTGATCAGGGAGCGGGAGGCTTTATGAAAAGAGCCGCCAATTGCAAAATCAGCCATGGTGAATACCTAGGTGAGGGGGAGTGGTTGGATGGTCACCGCATCGGGCAGCTCTACGGTGAGCTGCTCGTACAGGTCGTCGGTCAAAGGCCGCGGCCGGCGCTGCGCCTCCGGAAAGGCCCGGAACAGCAGCAGATCGATCGCGTCCAGGTTTTGACTTGTGTCGTAGCTGGTGAACGTAATGGTCCAGCGGCGCAGGGCATGGATGGTGCCCAGGCCTCCCAGCTGCTGGCGCACGGGCCGGCGGTTGAGGATGCACTCAATCCCCTCGATCTTCCAATCAGGGGGTGTGCGGTCTTGACCCTGGCCGCCACCGGTGATCCAAAACGCCGGTTTGGTGTCGCCCGCCGGGAGCACATAAACCCCCAGCTGATCACCAAATAACGCCAGCAGCTCAGCTCGCAGCTGCAAGAGGGTGGGGCCCCGCTCGATCAGCTGATTGCTGCTCATGGGCCCTGCCTCCGGCGCATGGCCAGGGCAAACCGCTTGCGCACATAGGCCTGGATTTTTTCCCGCTGATAGAGCACCGGCCGGGTCCAGGGGCGGGCCGGCATGGTGCGCAGGTTGCCCTGGGCATCCGGGCGCCTGAATACCGCCCCGTCATGAACAACGGCGGCATATTCAGTGGCCCACTTGAATTCCAGCAGGATGCGGCCATCGCTTTCCACGGTGGCTGGTTCCACCCGCAGCGATTTGGCCAGGTTGCCGGTATCAACGATGTCCCGAGGCGATGGTTCGTTGGGCCAGGCCCATTTCTCGGCCCGGATCTCGTCGGTGAATTTTTTGGCCAGGAAGGCCGCCAGATCGTTGAAGGTTTCCTCCAGCGCCTCATCCAGCTGTTGCAGTTGGATTGCCATCAGCCCCCCCCCAGCAGGCGGAATTTGCCCTGCACCGCTTGGCCCAGAAATTGATTCATGGCCACGGGAGTGGTCAGATCCAAGGTCAGCTCCAGGCGGCCCTGGTGACCATTGATCACCGCTTCTGCCTGGGCGCCGTTGCCAATCCGGGGATCAAAACTTGGCGGGCTGAGCAATCTGCCCGTCACTGAATAGGCGGTCATGTCCGCCCCGGGTTGACTGGTGTGGTTAGGGCTGCGCAGCTGCAGGGCCGCCTGATAAATCAGCTTGTCCTGGCGCGGCACCGGGTTACCCGTTTCCGGGTCGTCCACGGTGGTGAGGCCACTCACCAAAAAGGTGAGCGTGGCATTGCCCCAGGCACCCCAGGGGTTGCCATTGGTGGTGCTGGCCAGGGGGCTGTGCATCAGAACACAAAACCAGTTGTGGGCAGTGTTTTGCGCAGCGCTTCGTATTGCTGGCCGTAGAAGGTGGCGCTGGTGCCCTCCTGGCTGTTGCCGCCGCTGATGCCAGTCACCGGCTGGCCCACCATGGCGCCGATCTCCCGGTGGCGCAGATCCACCAGGTGGGCGGCGTAGTAGCCAGCCCCGGCCTCGGCAAGGTCGGCCCACACCTGATCGGGGCAGATGATCGCCCCCATCCCCAGGGCATGCTCCAGCACCGGCACCGGATGAATGGCCAGCTCCGGGAAGCGCTCCAGAAAGGTTTCCAGTGTGGGAGCGGCCATCAGCCCTGGCCCGCCTTGAGGGCGTTGATTTTGCGCTGAATTGCCTGGCGCACGGCATGGCGCTCTTCAATGGGGTGCCAGGTCTGCAGCTGTTTCAGATCGCAGCAGACAAGTACCAGCCGCAGGGCCTGTTTCTCCTCCACCCCCTTCAGGGCGGTCACGCCAGCGGCTGCGGTGTCACTCACGCTGTTGCCTCCCAGCGGAATCACCTCCAGTGCCCGCAGGGCGTTCAACTCCTGCACGGCCGGCAGCGCCTGGAGGCGCTGCCATAGATCGGCATCAATACCAAAATTAAGGCCCGGCTCCAGGCTGAGCCGTTCAAATTCGCCGATCGAATTGATAATGCTGATCGCAAACGCTCCGGGCGGCACGCTAGCGGTAACGGCATCAATCACCTCGGGGGTGTAGGCAATTGCCAAGGTGCCGGTAGCCGCCGGCTGGTCGGCCGGCGGGGCCGCCGTTTTGGCAGCATCAGTGTTTGGGGTCAAGGTGGCAGCGGCCATGGGCGATGGGGTGGTGGTGGGGTGATCCGGTCAGGGAGCTAGCAGAAATCAGCCCTTATCGACGTAGGTGATCGATTTGGGGTAGTAGGGGGCAAAGCCACCAGATTTTGATTCTCCATTCACGATGAATGCCAGGTTGCGGGGCTCGGGCGGCAGCAACTTGAGCGGCATGGAGATATGAAATTCCAGCTTTGACGGATCTCGCCTGTAATAGATCATTCGCTTGGCGGTCAGGTTGCCAAAGCTCTTGCCCAGGTCCAATTCGTTGATTGGTTCAACGTTCTTGATCGTGCCGTTGGTTTTAAGGAAAAACTCCAGCACAGTGGTGTCACTGTTGCTGCTTCTAGGGGTAGAGCTGATTTTGCGCCAATCGGTATAGGGCAGAAGCAGCGAATCCGGATTTTCCACCATGCCTGTCAGGTTACCCTGATACGTAACCCCCTCGCAGAGCAGGGAGTTCATCTGATCCGGGGTGATGTTGGGCGCATCAAACCAGCCGTCAGTAGCGCTGCCCGTGACCACCAGGCGGTCCACGGCCGGGTGATTGAAAAAGCCCCTGAGGCCGGTGCCGGCATAGCCAAACAGGCAGGTGCGGTGCATACGCTCCTCATAGGCCATGCGCATTGCGTCAATGCGGCGCTGCTGAAGCGGAATTCCGCTGAATCGCGCTTTCCGCAACTCATCGGTGGTGTATTTTGTTCCACCAGCAAATTGGCGAATACTGTTGATCACCTCGCCGCGCTTCACATCGGAAAGGGGCGGGTCGTCGGCAGCATCGGCCACCAGATCAAAATCGCCTACGCGATCAAACAGATCATATTTATAAGTTTCGGCGCCTTCATCCAATTCAAAGCTTACGGGGACGATCCGGGCGTAATGGTACTCCGGGTAAAGTTTCTCAAGTGACTTGTTGAGCTTCTGACGCAGATCATTTTCGAGGAACGCTCCGGCCGCGGCCTGGGCATCCTGTCGGGTTTGGCTGTATCCCATTGGAGGATTAGTGCGATTGAATAAAAAAGAATGCGGGCGGTTTCTTAGTCGGCGGTGAAGGTAAGCGCCGCAGGGGTGTTGATTTCCACCATCACCACACCACCGGCGGCGGCGGCTTTGCGGATCGCCCAGCCACCAGCCGCCAGCAGCAGGCTGTTGCCAGCGCTAGCCGTGACACCCCAGCGACCGATATTGGTGCCAGATTTGAAATAACGCAGGGTGGCGCCTATGGCGATGGCTTCCCAAGCATCAAGATAGATGACTCCACGAGTGAGAATGTTCACGGCCCGGCCATCAGGAATGCCATCGGCATAGGCGGGCGAGGTATCGGGGCCACCGCGCTCAGATACGGCAGTACGGGCGGAGATACCCAGAATGGCCCCTGCAGTGGTGCGAGTGGTTACAGAGTTGGGCAGCAGGCCCGATCCATTGACAGCCAGCGGTACGCCGTAGGAAAGCCGGCTGCCGGTTTCATTGGCGCCGGTGAGGATGGTGGTGGGTGCGCTGGTGGCAATTTGGCCCGGCAAGCCACGATCGGCCTGGGCCGTGTAGCTGATTTGAGCGCCATCATCAATAGATGATGCGTTGGGGGTAAAAACAAGGGGGGACATGCGATCTCCAGGGTGGATTTGCTAAGGGCCAATCAAGTAGCGATCAGTCCGCGTGATTCATCAGCGGCTGCGTTGAAGCGGCGGTAGTGGCCGCCTTGTAGGCCGCCAGGCCGTCGTTGTCGCTGGGGCGGCCGGCCTTGCCCAACAGCTGGGCCAGGCCTGTAGTGCTGTCCAGCCGCCTGCCATCGGCCCGCTCCGCCATGGCGTCAAAGGTGGCGGCCACGTATTCGTCGGTTTTGCCATCCAGCCGATCGGTGTCGTAGTCGATGGCATCCAGGGCCTCCAGCTGGATGTCACGGGCGCTTTTACCGGCGGCATCAATTCGCTCGCCTGTCATGGCGTTGGCCTTCTCCAGCAGCTCCACCCGTTCGCTCACCAGCGAATCGAACTGATCGGCATCAAGTCGCTCAAATGGCTGATCAGCAATCTCGCTTTCCAGCTCATCCAGGCGGATGGATAGAGCATCGAGGCGTCCAAGGTCCGCTTCGTGCTGGGAGATACGGGCGGTCAGGGCCGAGCGCACCCGGTCGTATTCAGCACGCGAAACGCTGTCGCTGCTGAAGCTGTCGCGGCGACCGGGGGGGCGACCGGCCTTGGCCTTGGGGGCGACAGGAGGATCCATCT